GAATTCGGGAGGAAACATGCCAGATATTGTAATAAACACGGACGGGCTAATACAAAATACAAAACTAACTGTTGATGGAAAAGAAATCACCAAAGCTAGAAAAGTAGTAGACATCTCTTTGTATGCATCGGCGCCTTATACCAGTAAATATTCAGGTGAAAAAGTACCAGGAATGGTAGGGTGCAGTTTTACATCTGTAGATGATAAAGGTCTTATGGAGACAACTCGATATGGCCAGACAGATATTCCCTACGGAAATATTGGAAAAGTCAAGTCAGCAGATGAAGTGGCAAGATTTGTAGGACACGAGACAGATAAAGAAGTCGAAACATTAGCAGACAAGATAGAAGTTAAGTGCAAAGAACTTAAAGTAAACTGTCCCAATCGGGAAGTTCTATTATCCAGATCGATTGAAAGTCTTAACGACAAAGCACTAGATTTGGGTATCACCTTAGAAGATACAAGGGAAAAGAATGAACAAGAAAAAACCAAGTAAGAAAAAACCCGCAAAGGAGCAAAACGATATGACAAACGAAAAGTGCAAACCTAAAAAAGGTAAGAAGAAAGGCAAATAACTCTCCTCTCCTCCTTTCTCCAGCGAAAGTCCCTATCATCCTCGGTAGGGACTTTTTATTACTATACTAAACTTATGAATAAGTGCTTACTCTGTCGAAAGAAGAGCAAAGATAAGTTATGCTCTAAACATAGTCTTGAATATATTTGGGATTCATCCATTCATGGTTATAGAAGAAAGAAACGAAATACTGGATCCAGATATACACTAGATTTATTTCATAAGACAGAGACGCAATTGGTTAAGATATTAGAGCACTTTTACGGACCAGAAAATATCGTAACAAGTTATCGTCCCTTGTGGGCGGTCTCATCTAAGGGAGCACTCTTTGAATTTGATATCTATATTAAGAACATGGATATTCTTGTTGAATATAATGGTAAACAGCACTACTGCTTTACCAAGATATTTCATAAGAATAGAAAAGGATTTCTTAATCAAAAGAGAAGAGACTCAGAAAAATTTGCTCTTGTAAATAAACAAGGAGTTACTTTAGTAGTCTTTAATTATGATGAACCTATAGTTAATGACTATGTAATAAATAAGATTTCTAATAATAAATAACATAACTTTAGAATTCTTTACTTATAAGTTTAGGAGGAAGCATGAATCCATACACAATCATAATTAGAAATACTAATAAAAGTGCTACAGTTCATCCAGATAATGAATTAGGTGTTATGGTTAAAGATGTTAAATTTTCGATTCCTTTTGCAAGTCTTACAACATGTAGTGGATATATAACGGTTGTTGGCACGACAGGTACAAGTTATAGTTTCTATAATGATGCCACGCCAAATGCAAGATTTGCTCCAGATGAATCTGTAACAGTTACAGGACTCAATTTTGGAACTAATGATGTATGTACAGTCTGTTGGTCTTATATTGGCGACCAGACCGCATATATAGAAATTAATTCCCATCGTCCAAAAGTTCAGATGTGGGTTCCCGCTCGACTAAGGGATAGATAATGTGGATTTGGCTTGGTACTTTGCCTATTGTATGGCAAGTGGCAGTCTTTGGTCTTACTGCTCTACTTGTTCTGATTACGGTTATTATTGTTTCCATATATGGAAAAGCAGCTATTCAATGGGGAAAGACTCAGATCGGTCTCGGAGGAACAGAATCGAACTCTGATAAAAAGAAACGAACTTGCGGAGATTGTATACTTCTAACGATGGGTAAACGCGAGAACTTACAATCAGACTTGGATATGATACAAAAGAATATACTAAAGCAACAAATGAATGTCGCAGAACAAAAACTCTTGGAGTGTCATGTCGAAATCTTACAGACATATAGATCTACAATTACAAGTAAGAGAGATTTAAAGAAAGAACCAGACTTTATAAGAGAAGATAAAGAATATAAGATCTATGAAGGTGCGCTCTCTCAATCTCTTTATCAAGTTAAAGATGAGATTAGACGCTCTTTTAAAGAAAATGGTTTTGAAGAACTCGAACAGATACAGTTTCTAGACTACGTAAAAGGGCGTGTACAGTTACTAGTAGGGATATCAACTAGTTATGTAGACGGTAAATATCCAAATGAAAATATGATTGTTGCTCGTGTTGAATGGTTACACTATATACAAGATATATACATACATAAGATAGAGGCAATGTGTAGTGAACTCTTTCAAAGAGCGAGAGAAATCAAGATACAGTCAGATAAAGAAGTAAATTCCCTTAAAACAAAATTCAAAGAAGATATAGATGAATTTATCGGAAAGAAGTAATATGAATATTGATCTTAGAGATAATACTCCAAAGACCTGTGTAGATTTAATGATACAAGAAAATCCAAATTTAAACTCTCTAATTCTTTCGTATCCTGAAGATCAACTAGAGAAGATAATTGCTAATAAAGACAAATTAAATAAAGTGATGAAGTGCTTTGAGAATGTCTCTCGAGGAGGAACCATATCTGCAATTATTATGGTATGTAACACTTCTACTTGTCCATATAAAGAAATATGTATTCTCTTAAAGAATGATCTTGCTCCTACGGGCGGTTCTTGTTTACCAGGACATACTGAAATTCTAATGGAAGATGGAAACAGAAAACAAATCTCTTCTATAAAAAAGGGAGATAAAATAGTTAATATTAACGAAAATATTAAAAAAATTACTATCGATACTGTTAAAAATGCTATAAATAATGGAATAAAAGATATATATGAAATAAAAACTTTATTTGGACACGAAGTTCAATGTACTGTAGATCATCCATTTTATAGTCTTAATGGTTCTATTCATTACAGAAAGAACCCAACTAAAAAAGGAAAGTGTGTGTTACCAGAAGATTTACCACACGTATGGAAATCTATATCTGATGGCTTAAAAGTTAGTGATAGAATAGCTATCTTAAAAAAAGAAAGTAAATCTAAAGATGCAATACAGTTAGCAAATCAAAGAAATAAAACATTATCTAGGATTGAAGGCGATATATTGTGGGATCATATTACGTCTATAAAAAAAATTGGAACTGATACCGTTTACGATCTTACTATTGAAACCAATAAAAATTTTGTAGCTAATGGGATAATTGTACATAACTGCCCTATAGAGAGAAAGATGGTAATGGAATTAGAATCAGATATAAGTACATCTTTAGGAATTGATGCTAATGATCCAATAGAGATGGAACTTTTATGGGACTTAATAGATACTAAGATACTAGATCTTCGAGCATCTGCACTATTAAGAAACGGCGAGATGTCAAATGTTATTAAGACAATTGCGGGAAAGATAGAAAGCACAAAGATAGAAATTAAACCAGAATTAACAGCTAAGTTCGCGCTTAAAGAAATTAAGCACTCTATTATTGATGCCTTTGTCGCAACCAGGAGAGCAAAGAAGAAGTATGGAATGAACGTTGGGTCAAATGCATTAGAAGACTTATTGAAGAAGGCAGTATCTGGTTCTAAGAAAGAAGTAATAGAAGATGTCTAAGGCAATTAAACCTAACGTTGGTGCTCTTACAAAACAAGTAACGTCTGTATATGCTGCTGGCGCCAGACTTAGATGGAACATAGAGGAAAATTTTAATAAAACGTCTGGTACTGTATATAAATCTCAAGGTAAAATTAATACTCTTATTAAGAGACAAAGGAAAGCAAAAGAATTGATGGATTCTTCTGTTAAAAGAACAACAGTTAAAAACATGCTTCCTAAAGATCCTACTAAGAAGACCGCAGCAGAGTTTGAGATGTTGGATCAAATGTTTGATGCTGTTTCTCAATTCTATAGACAACATGTCTCTTCTGTTGTTTCTCGTTCGACTTCTGCACTTAAAGGAATTGGCTCTGATTGGTGGTTAGCCTTTTCTAAACATCCTAAATTAACATTTGCTGGAGTTATGGCTGCTGGAGGAGTTGTTTCTTTTAATATGTTAAGAGGTGCGTTAACAGAGAAAGATAAAGACGAGGGAGTTATTCCAAAGAATTATAGACGAGGATATGATTTAATTAGCGAATATACTAGTGATTTTGGATCTCCTGTCAAAGCATCAGTTATTACTAGAGCACTAAATCCTTATATATCTAGTATTCGAAAAGGTCTAGTTAAGAGCGTCAATAGTCTAATTAATTCAAATGAAGCATTAAGTTCTAGTAAGAATGCAATTGGACATACGAGATATTAATTATGAATCCTATTAATATAGCTAAAAGTGCAATTCGTATAACTACAAATTTTGCCAAGAACAGAGTTAAAGACGCAAGAAATTGGTTTACCCAGAAGTCTCTTAATTCTATAAGTGGTGGAAAACTTGTAAAGAAATATGGTGGTCCTCAACCACTATCTCTTCGTTCTAAAAATATTACAGAATCATTTAAAATTAGGAAAGAAGGTAGACCTGTTGGTAGCGCAAAACGTCCTTTCCTTTCCTGGCGAGCTCCAAATCTTTATAAGGCGGCTAAAGCAACTCTTCCTTTTGCCACCGTTGCACTTGGTGGTCTTAGTATGTTATCTGTTGGTATGATGCGAGGTGCAACCTCACAAGCAAGAGATATACTATATCAGAGATATATGCAGGATGCCAGATACTCGAGAAATATGCTTACTAATGCGACTCGAACTGGTGCTGGTCTTGGATATCGTTTTGATAAATATAATTCTGTAGCAGGATTATCTAATGCAATGTCTGCGAGAAGGCACGGTTAATGTCTGCATCTTTCTATAATCCATATGAATCTAATAACACCCAAGGTATGGGTGAATCTATTAGCGAACACCTAAAAGGTATCTTTTCTCCTACAAATATTGCTGGTGCCGTACTTTTTAATCCTACGACCTTTAGTATATCTAAAGGTTTTCGTGCTCCCTTTTCTGGTTTCTTTAGAAAAGATCACTGGAAAGGTTTTGGAGAAGATTTAAAAGGACTGATATCAAGTGATAGAAAACTAGCAAGTACTGGATCTATATTGGGTAGAGTATGGAATGGTATTTGGAAACCTCAGAGATTTGGAGGACAAGCAACTGCTGCTGGCACAGCAAGTAATAAAGCAAGTGCTGTTGGAAAGAATGCTATTAAGGTTTATAACGAAAAGATTAAGCAATTTCAAAGTAATCTTCCAGGTAGAGCTAAGTCAATAGCAGAATCAATAAATAGACGAATGTTTGCTCCAGGTTTCTATGGAACTAATGCGTCAATGAGTCTAGAAGACTTAGAAAAAGAAGTTGCTAAGAGTTTAAGTAGTGGCAGATTAGGTAAGAATGAAATATTTAATCTATCTGGTAGATATTTTGGTAAAGATGCAAAATGGATTAAAGAAAGATTATCAGATGAATTTGTTAAAGAAGTACACTCTGTTGGAGTAGCAAGTCGTCGAGAACTATCTTCAATTGCAAAATTAAATAGAACTATAGGTAAAGGTGCTGCGGCTACTTGGGGTAGAAGGTTATTTAAAGGAAGTATGTTCTTAGGTAAAGCTACTGCGTGGGGAATGATAGCGGGAATAGTACTTACTACCGCAGCTGGTCTAACAGAACCGATAGGTCGAGGAATAGTAGGAGCAGCAGATAAAGCATTAAACGCATTTAATAATAGATTTATGGTAGAGACAGGCGGAACGTTATCTGCGGGATTTCTTTCTCAGGGCGCGGCCACAGAAAGACAGAGAGCAGTACAAGCAATTAGTAAAGCATATATTAATGGAAGATCGGCTTTAGGACAGGAAGCATATTTCATGCATGGATAACTTATGGATAATACAAACGAAATACTAGACTTATTTTCTTCTCCTTCTAAGTGGTGTAGGGCATTCTTAAAGAATCCAAAGAAGAGGGAAGAACCACTAATTCCTAGATCGTATCAGGATGAAGTTCTTTTAAATTCTAGAGAACAAAGACGAATCCTTCTATGTTGGGGCAGGCGCCTAGGAAAGTCCGTAGTAATGTGCGCTGATATTCTTTGGTGGGCTCAGGCGTATCCACTTGTTAGAATGATAGAAAATAAAGAAAATAAACAACGGCCTTTTACTGTAAGAATTTATGCGCCATACGACAAACACATTAAAGAGTTATGGGAAACTTTTAGTCAATTAATAGGTGATTCCGAATTATTAAAAAATCAAATAATAAAAATTAGGCATAGTACAGACGAACACTTAATACAATTCGATAATGGTTCTAAGATATTCGGTCAGACAGTTGGAATAGGTTCGCAGAATAAAGGTATCGCAACCAGAGGACAATCTGGAGATCTTATATATATAGATGAGATGGATTATATACCTAGAGAAATTATGGAAGCTGCTATTATGCCAATTTGGACTACGCATACTGATACAATATTAAGAATATCTTCTACTCCAACGGGTAAAAGAGACCTCTTCTATGAGTGGTTTACGCGATCAAAAGAACTTGGGTGGTTTTGTACACATCATCCATCATGGCATCCTGATAACGATAACTGGTTATCTATAGAACAAGCAAAAACTCAAGGAAAATCAATTACTGAGAGTTCTGAATTTCAAGTTAAAGCTATTACATCTAACGAAAACTTTATAAGAGAGTATGGCGCAGAATTTGGAGAAGAATTTGGTGGAGTATATAAACATACACTTATCGATCAAAGTATTGTAAAATATGGTAGAGATATAAATATTACTAGTCCAGATAGATTTGATCCAGGATTTAGTCAAGATCCCAATAACTTATATATTATTGGAGTTGATTGGAATAGTTATGTTCATGGTGGACAGATAGTACTAGTAGAATATTGTAGAGCACCTACAATTGTTAAATATTACGATGACCTTAAAGAAAAAGATATAAGCATAGATTTTACGAATAAATATAGATTATTCTATAGAGTAGGAATAAAGAGTAAAGAAGCCACACAAAAGAATACACGACAAGAAATTATACGATTAATGACACATATGAAAATCGATTATGTCTATGTAGACTATGGTGCAGGAGACACAAATATTGAAGAGTTAACTCACTATGGAAAAGACCACTTAGAGTTAAAGATGAATGAAAAACTTAGAGTTATAGACTCTGGCGCCGTAGTAGAACACTGGGACCCAATACTTAGAGAAAAAGTAAAGAAAAGAAATAAGTCGATGATGGTTAATTTCTCGGTCTTGGCACTAGAAGAGTTAGCTTTAGTCTTACCTAAAGAAGAAGATTCTAAGACAAGACTAGTTGGTCAGATGAGAGGGTACTTAATTAAGAACGTTACAGCTAGAGGAGACTATAGTTATGAGGGAGACGATCACATACTGGACGCATTTAATTTAGCAATTTATGGTTTTCAGAAAGAATACGGAGATCTATTAAGAACTAGATTTCACTTCAAGATAATGTCTATGCGTGATCCGAGGCAAGAAAATTTTCCAGTTAGAGAGCATACTCCGAAAGTTGCAATTGGTCTAAGTTCCATGAAGAATAGAGATCCAGAAAAACCAATTAATTTTAAACCTTTTAAGTTAACAGGACCCAGACTAGGAAATAGAACGGGTATCTTTAAATCTAGTAGGAATATATTCTAATGGATAAGAACGTAAGAATCGAAGATTACTTAGGAAAAGAAATCCCTGCTGAAATTCTTCAACAATTAATTGTGGAGAGTAGAGTTACATTTCCATTAGGACATACAGAAACTTCTGCTATATCTACACCAGCAGATAATACTGACGAACAACAAAGAACTAAGAAGAGAATTGATGATATTCTTGACCATGTAAAGAGCATGGAAGATTTATTAGAAAATGCTGAAGACATGGTAGACGAACTTACAAAAGATATGAATATTCCTCCTTCTAATGATAGTGTAGCGACCGCTGCGGCGAAATTAAATCCTGATGGTAATACAAATATTACTCGAGATACAGTTGATAGGGCAATGTCTATTATAGATAATATTCCTCAACTTTTTGGAATGGGTTCTCCAATCGATGGAGCGCTCACTGGTAATGCGGACCTAGAAGGACCTTGGTTACAATGTAATGAGGTAACTAAAGATTTAGCGGATATGTTTAAAAGAAATCTTAAATCTAAATCTAACGATGAACCAATTAACGATCAGAAATCTGATATGGCCGATAAATATAATAAGAAGATGCAGAATATGTTATTAGAGATGCTTAATATGTTCTGGTGGAATATGATTTGGGCTAAGTACCTAGTAGACCCACTCTTTATTAAACCACTTAAGATTTTAATTACACCAATTGATACAATTATAGTATTCTTTAAGAAACTAAGAAAACCAAAGAAGTCTGAAATAGATAACGGACCACTTAATACATTACTTAATAAACTTAGAATTAGATTATTATGTGAGATTCCTAAGAAGAATTATAAACGATATCAACCGCCTAAAGAAATAAATTGTCCACCACCTTGTACTAAAGGAACAGGATTCTCGGAATCTACTAAAGATTCTACTGATCTTAAAGGTGTAAAATCAGATATGAATAGTATGTTTCCAGAAGACGCAATCCCGTGTATTACCGACGAAGACGATAAAGTTTTTCCAGAAATTAATCCTGGGGAAGCTCTGGGTTTAGGTATACCTCCCGATTGTCTTGAAGCAGCTAAGACTGTTCTAAATGCATTAATTTCAGATGCTTTAACCCCAAGAAATCCAACAGATCTTGGATTACCAGTAAGGATTTAATTATGCACTCTAATAAGAATGGATATGTAGCAGGAGCTGCATTAATGCTACCCGCTTTAAAGAAGATACGAGATCATGTAGAATGGGAAAAATTTTGGTGTAGAATTATGGTAGATAACGAGACCACACAAGAATTTAGATTAAAGACAGAAGGACTTAAAGATAGGATTTATGCGTTTAGATTTAATAGTATAGAAGTAGAAAAACTAACTGCTTGGGGAAAAAAGAATGCCAATAAATAACCAAGTCGCAAACGCCGAAGTAGATGTAGAGCGTTTTAGTAGGACGCTCGATTCTATGTTGGATCAGATAACAAATCCAACATTGGCGGATATAGTAGACGCTTCATCTAGCAATTCATATACGAAATATAAGAGTCTTCTAGAACGAACAATTCAAGAAGTAGATAAACCAATTCTTAAAGGTCTACTACATGACATGAATACAGTTCTAACTAGTTGGTTTGAAAATCCTGAAGTGGTTTGTTGTCTTATACAGGGATTATGGGCTGTCTTTCTTCAATCATATAAATACAAAGCTACTATATCGTTAGATTCTGGAGACTTCGCAAAGTGGATTGATGTTCTTGTAGCATTTATAGATTTTATACTTGTTCTTCTATCTAATGATACCCAAAAATTTGCTTTCTTTATACCTGATGTCTTTAAAGAAATTATGAATAATGTATATGCTGCTATTCTTACACTTCTACAAGAAACGTTCTTCACTCTTAGAGATTCAATTTTTAATGCTGTTCTTAGTATCTTTAGGAACGAAATTAAGACAGATATGATATGGGCTAAGTGTTTACCATTTCATGACTTAATTAGAATAATTTTAAAATATGTTGATGACTACGGTCTCTTTGCTGATCTTTTTAATAAATTAACTGGTTATGTTGCTGGAGAATATAATTTCTGGAAATCAATAAAAGAACTAGCAATTAATGTTAAGGATCTAGAGTATCTTAAATGGTTTAGAGAATTACTTTTAAAAATGAAATATGCCTATATAAGTATGGATCTATGTGTTAATTATGATATGACTGCTACCGCACAGACATCTACTTTAGTAGGTCAACCAGATGTTCCGTCTATTTCTATGTTAAGTTCACCTACAGATAACGATCTAAAACCATCAGATCTCGGTTATGTGTATATATCGTCCGACCGAGGACGTATACTAATCGATAAGAACAAGTTACAGCAAGGTTCCTTACCATTGTTATCAAATTCGTCTATCAGAGAATTTTTACACAAATATATGGGATATAATTACGAACAAGTAGATAATATTTTGACCAATAGTACTCCTGCTGATAGTATTCAAGGGACCGATATAAATTCTGATAGATTGTCAAACTTAAACGCCGACTGCCCAAATACTCCAGACCCAGAAGCGATTGTACGTTGGGCACTTGGATTAAGGGATAGGAAGAAATAATGGGAATAAAAGACTTTCTTAAAAGAAGAGTTAAAGAACTGATGGTCGACGAAACAGTACTAGCAAATGGTATTGTAAAATACGACAAAATAGATGTTGAAGATCCAACTACCAAATTTGCTCGAGTACAGATAGCTAAGATGACTTATCCTTATAACCTTGCTAGAAATGTAGAATTTGTAAAACCAGAATACGATCTTCCTACGATCGCTAATGCGGTTATGCTTGATGGATTCTTAAGACGATCTGTTAATATTTTTACAGAACAAATATTAAAGAACGGATACGAGTTTACCTCAAAAGATAGTAAGATTCAAAAGCACGTTACTAAGAGAATTAAAGAAATTGAAAATCTAACTAATCAAACCTTCTACGAAGTTATCTCTCAAATATCCAGACAACTAGTTACATATGCAAATGCTTATCTTATAAAAGTAAGATCTGGCGCAAAAAGTTCTCTTGGAAATTCATTTAGATTATATGGTAAAGATCTAAATCCTATCGTCGGTCTCTTTGTAGCGGAAGCAACAACAGTAATGATAGGTCTTAATGATAGAAATCAAATAGTAAATTATAGACAAACCGTTAATGGACAAGAAGTAATATGGGACGCACGAGACGTAATACACTTTACATATAATAAAATTCCAGGAACAGTTGCGGGACTTTCAAATATTGTATCGGTACTTGATGATGTTCGCGCCCTTAGAAAGCTAGAAGAGGAAGTAGAGATTCTAGGTTTTCAGTACTCAATTCCTTTATACCTATACAAAGTAGGTTCTAAAGATATTCCTCCATCTCCTGGAGAAATAAACGAAGTACGCTCTACTATTAATAATATGCCATCATATGGAATGCTTGTGGTTCCTGGGCATCACACAGTAGAAGTTCCAACAAATAATAACTCGCCCTTAGATATTATATCTTTTATCGATCACTTCAAGAAAAGAGTCTTTGCTGGTCTAGGCGTCTCTCCTGTAGCAATGGGAGATTCAGATACTAGTAATAGAAATACTAGTCAGATGCTAGATCTTTCGATGCAAGCAATTACTATTTCGTTTCAAAGAATAATTAAGAATAAAGTAGAGATGGAACTTATTCGAGAACTAATGCTTGATGGCGGTTATAGTAATCTCATAGATGCATTAGAGTTTAATTTCCCAGAGATAGACCTAGAAAATCAAATTAAGAAAGAGACACATATAATCGCAAAGTGGCAGAATAATCTGGTTACTAGATCCGAAGCAAGACTAGAGATGGATTACGATAGTGGCCTACAAGATCCAGATACATTCTTAAGACTAATTACAATACCACAAATAGAAGCTAAGAATGATGGAATGCTTGCCATCGCTCAAGAAAGTGCAAAAGCTAAAGCAATATCAAATAAAAATCAACCAGCTAATCAACACGGTAAGTTAAATTCCAGACCAAAGGTTGCTAAAGATCTTGTTAGAGAACTCTCTTCTACAAATATTAAACTAATAGATGTACTTCTAACAGACGACGGTCACAAGTCCAGTCCTAATATAACAAAGTATAAGAATAGTATTAGAGAAGAGTTAATGGACGTATCTTTAAAATATTATATTGAAAGTAGCAAATCATATATTGATTTCTTTAGATTAAATGTAATTCCTTCTAACGAATTATACAATAAATTTATTAATTCTCTCGGTCCAATCCTGGACGCAAAACTGGATATGACAAAGACTATAAAGACAGACAATCATATTAGTGGATATTCAACTCTTCTCGAAGACTTATTTAGTACACTAGAATTGAAACTTCAAAATCTCGCTAAGGCTTCAATATATAAATCTTTAGGATATCTGACTATACTAACTAGTACAACCGATTGTAGTCTACATACCAATATTAATCTGGATATAAGAAATTTGGATTATAAAGATTTGCCACCATTTTCGTATGGCTGCAAATGCACAGTAGAGGAAGATAGTTTCTATGAGTTCTGTTAAATTTATACCAGATTGGGTAGATGTAAGATTCAAGGCTACTCACTTCGAATATGTAAATAAGAACGCCGTCTTTTATACAAAGAACGCAATAGAAAAAGGCGCTAAATCCTGGATCTCTCCATATAAGAAACCTAAACTTGTAGGACACGATACTAAGAAAGACCCAATAGGTAGAATTAGATCATACGAAATTAAGATGACCGACTCTACTACAGAACCGCCAAATTATATAGAACTCACTGCGCGAATTACTGATAAGGATGCAATATCCAAGATACTAGATGGTAGATACTATACTGTATCAGTAGGCTCAAGATCTAGTAAAGTAATATGTAGTGAATGTGGACAAATTATAACAGAAGACGGCCTTTGTGAACATAAAAAAGGAACATATAGTGCATCAGGAAAGAAAGTACATTGGCTAATTGATCAGATCGACTATACGGAAAGTTCATTTGTTAACGATCCTGCAGATGAATATGCCGCAATCGATCAAATTGACTTGGGAACAGGCTGGATTCCATACCAGCAGTTTCTAGACCACAGAGAAGTCATCTTATCTGAAATACAAATGGAGGATGCTTTAATGGACCAAAAAGACGCCGTGCTGACAACTACGGCTAGGAATAATCTCCCTGATTCTGTCTTTTGCTACGTTGTAACAAAAGATGGGACTAAGCTTAGAAAATTCCCAGCACACGATGCAGCGCACGTTCGAAATGGCCTAGCAAGACTTCCACAGGCGAAACTTCCCGACTCGGTAAAGAATAAGATCAAAGCATGCCTTTATAGAAAAGGTAAGCGGTATAACATTCAGCCGTCGAAAGACGAACTTGAAGTTACACCAGATCTTTTAGTTTATCGATTAGGCGATGATTTTACTGAGGAAGAAGTTGCTGCTATTGAGGAACTATTCAAGAATGAGCCAGACTTTGATGAACCAAAGACTGATTCAACATCAACAGATCCCCAGCCTCAGACCCCAGTAGTACCTGAACAAAAAGATTTAAATGCTCTTAAGAAGAACGAACTTCTTGACTACCTTAAAGAAGTAGAAGACGAGCATAAGAAAGCTTTGGAAATAAAAGATACAAAGATTACAGAACTAGAGACAGAAAAGAATACACTAACAGATACAGTTAAACAGAAAGATACTATACTATCTGAAAGAGATAACGAGATTCAGAAACTCTTAGATGAGAATGCTCTTATTAGTGTTCGATACAGAGACTCGGTCGTGAATCATATCGTAGACCTCAGAGTTCTCGACGGAGAAAAGACCAGTAAAGATGAACTTAGTAAGAAGTATTCGGCAAGAAAAGTAGAAAGTCTCGTTGATACACTGTCTGATCTTAGACCAACAATTATTGAGACAGACGCAAGTCAGACACAACAGCCAGTTCAGGACCCAACTGCTCAGGCTGATACTAATGTAAACACAAATCAAGATAAACCTAAGGAAATATCAACCGATAATCCTTACTCTATCTTTGATGAAGACAGAACAACTATGGAGGTTGAATAATGGCTATTGGAAATTTTGCGATGCCTTTCAGCACTCATAATGCTCCTAAGTTTGACATTCGAACTCGTCCTTCAAAGTACGCGATTTCTGATCTTGGAAATATGCGTTTTGAACAGAGTGAGGGAGTAAGACCAGCCGAGTATTATGGCGTGTATAAGTACCTGCCAGTAGGGTTTGAGGATGTAACTAGCGAAGATTACGTAGTTATACCAAAAGGCCGTATTGTAGCAGCTCTAACAACAGAAGATGGCGCTTCTGGGATGTTCTATCCCAATTCAAGCGGATCGATTGCTATTGGACATCAAGCCTCAGAACTTGGTGGAGCAAGTATGACAGTTAGTATCGATAATTCCTTCTGGGGATATAGCGAATTCATTACTGGACTCTTAGTTCCAGCTAATGGTGGCGCGATCTGCAGTGGATTCTATTCGGCTGACGACGTAACAGCAGCTACTATCCTAAGTAATGGAAATCTAGCAGCAGCTGGTAACGCATGTACTCTTCCTGCAAATGCTCCTATCGGCGTGGCTTTCCATGACTGGTATCAGGACATTAACGGAAAGTATCTTAATTATCGTATGCACGCTGATGGCGGCCACGTCCTCACGGATTGGTACGTAGAAGTTCCATACGTTAAAGTTAGCAATAGCGTATACTCAGGAGTAAATCCTCAGTATCAGAATACATATGCTAATCTTCTTACCTGGAGAGACATTAATAAAAAGTACGCGTATCTTACAGTAGATACAGTAAATAGTGATGTCTTTCGAACTGGATGCCTTGTACAGTCTGATCTAATAGGAAACTATAAGATTCAGGGTGGAGCAAGTGCACTTACGCAGGGTCTAACTGCTCAAACAGTTGGTAAGATTCTTGCAATTGATAACAGATTTCCAAAGGGTGGAATGGATGATGTTCTAACCTATCCGAGATCTGGAATGCCTGGCACTCAGACCGCTGGAATTCCTAAGTACCTTTTCGACTTCGTCTATGACTGCATTCGAATTGGTCAGGGAACTGCTCCAACTGTTGAGGGTGTCTATAATGCTGTCAGACTTGGCGCATTTGGACTAGTTAGAATTCAGCTACTGGTATCATAAGGAGAAAATATACTATGGAATACATGAATATTAAAGATGAAGTAGCTATCGATCATTTTTCCAAGAAAGAAGATCGGGTGAAATTCTACAACGTCTACGATGCTTTTACTAATAGAGGACGTCTTGCTGACAAAGATGGTAACGTCCAGAAATTCGAACTTAAAGACTTAGTTACGAAAGAAGATCTGGCTCGCTTTGTTCCTCAGACAATTGAAACAGTTGTTCGGGAAGCAATTGAACCAAACCTCTTCATCGTAGATAAGTTGTTTCAGAGTATCACTATTGAGCGCGGATCCAGAATCCAGATTGGCTCTCTCGGCACAATGGAGGCAGGAAGAGTTGGTCAGGGAGGAGAATATCCAGAGAGAACATTGGATCTCGACGGTGGTGACATGGTTGCCATTACTACAGACAAGTACGGTCTCAAGATCTCCCTTACAGAGGAAGTTCTTCAGGAGAACGCATGGGATGTAGTGAATGTATGGCTCCGTGCAGCTGGTAAAGCTCTCGCAAGACTTAAGGAGAGATTAGCAGCTAAGTTGATTAATGAAATGGGATACGACGTCTTTGATAACGTTAATCCTACTAATTCCTACGGTGGGAATACAACTGGTAGAGATATCACTGGTGCTGCAAATGGTTCGCTAACAGCAAACGATACTTTTGAACTATACGCATACCTGTTGAATCGTGGTTTCAGTCCAGATACACTTTTAATGCATCCTCTTGCGTGGAAAACTTTCATGTGCGATACAGAGATGCGAGAAGTTGTTCTAGCTGGTGCTACAATCGCTTCAGTTCGTTCGCCTAATGGTAACGCAGCCGCTGCTTGGGGAACCTCGCATAACGGTTTTGGTTTAAGAACTACGGCAACAGGAAATGCGGCCACTTCTGGTAATACTATCAAAGGTGGAAGTGCGTGGACTCAGACTCTTAACCCAATCGGGGCGACTTTTAACATTGCTCCTCGTTATCTTCCAACACCACTCGAAGTTATCGTAACCCAGTACGTTCCATTTACTTATGGTTCGTTTGGATACGAGAGAATCGATACTGGTGCTAGAACAAACGTAATCATGGTTGACTCTGGAGCTTGCGGAGTTATTGGACAGTCTCAGTCTATCACAACTGATCAGTGGACCGATCCAGAACGTGATATTCAGAACATTAAACTCCGAGAAGCTTATGGTATGGCCATGCTTGAACAAGGCAAGGGTGTAGCTATTGCACGTAACATTGCTATTGCTCGAAATTACAATTTTGAGAATAGTAACCAAGTTACTTTAAGGACAATCCCTGCTAATTCAGGAATTCTTTCTTAATCGTTTCAAACAATGTTAGACACGGGGGAGTGGAGATCGAAATTACCGACTCCTCTCCCCTTTTCTTTTTAAAACCCTTAATCAAGGAATTGATATGTCAGAAAAAGATAAGAAATCCAATTTTAAACTTCCACGGTATTTAAAGCTAGCTAAAGGATCGATGTGGTTTGATATCGATAGTAAAGATTCATCGGGAGTTAAGCTTTATTCTTTTAATGAAGTTTTTGTTGGTAGGGGTAAGTTGGAGACAGATCGAGGAATACAGAAGGATAAATTTGATAATCAAAATCCTATCACTTATGGATTCGTAGAACAAACTCTTCCGTGGTATACTGATACAACTAAGATACCTCCTGAGAAACTATCCAGGATTATAACGGCGTATAAGAACGGCGTCCTAGAAGAAGCAGATCCAAATAATCCTCCTAAACCAAAAGCACCAGAACCCAAGAAAGAATTTGCGGTAGATAAGATGGGCGACAGGATATTTATTGGCAAGAATAAAGAGATGTATAAGAAACTTATGAATCTTAAATCAGATGAAATTAAGAAATTTATTGTAGACAGCCCTAAGGTAGAGAAGACTAGAGATAATCTCTTAGATCTTCTCGACTATGAGAAAAAGGGTTATAACATGTTTAGTAGACCAAGAGCAGAGATATTAGATCTAATTAGTTCTAAACTAAAAGAGTACGGTCCTAGCATGTCCGCTATTAGAAAGAACGATTTGGATTAAACTATGTCACTAAGAGTCATAGAACACTATCCTGGAATTAATACTGTAGATATTCCAAGGAATCCCGTTATAGATATTAAATTTAATCAGGGAATTATTCTTAATTCTCTTGATTATACTCACTTAAGTCTAAACGATTATAACTATTTTACAACCGTTCCTGGAACACTAGAATTGCATTATAATACTAGTGGGGTAGCTGATACGATACACTTTACTCCTACTATAAATCTGTCTCCATATGCTAAGTATAGATTCTATGTTTATGGCTCTCCTAATAGTGTAATAAGTACAGCGAACGAACAATTAGATACAACCTATCAATGGTCTTTTACAACGGGAAGCGGCCTCTTAGAAGGGACAGGATCAGGAGTATCCGAATCTGGAGTATCCGAATCTGGAGTATCGAATCCTTTTGAAGGACATACGTTACATGGAGGAGCACCTATAGATGCATCAACATTTTACGTATATAAGACAGATCCAACTAATCAAGAACCAAATATAACAAATGATCTTGAAAGAATAGTACTTACGTTTACAGGATTTATAGATCATACTTGTAGACTTTATAGATATATAACGGTAGAAGAAGAACCCGTAATTTAATAATTAATAAGGAGAAAGTTTTATGTTACCAGAATTGAACCCACTTACAAAGACCCAGTTAAATAGTATGAATAAGAATATTGCTAATGAAGTAGATAGAAATATAGAGAGATGGATGGACTATGCAGATTTCTTGAATACTCTTACACAGGCAGATCTCGAAACTCTACCAAGTGGAAATACAGATCCTGATGGATATAGCGCACAATCAATTGCATATATTAGTACATTTAGAGTAGCTTTATTAAATATGTATGAAGCATTCAAGAATCTTACTAAGACTGGTTCGGCCGATCCTTCATATGCAGTTGGACTCTTTAAAGATGCGACTACATTCTAAGTATGGCAAATCTTCTGGTTTTAGCCTTAAGTTCTGAAACTCGTAGGAATAATATAATTACGGACGATCGTATTATTCCTATGAAGTGGCAGGGTAAATACGATCCTTTTACTCCTGTTAAAGGAGTATATAAAGAACCTAAAGACATGTATGATCATAAACCCGAATGGCACGTTCGCGGTCGCGGAGATATTATAGAAGTTAGAAAAGATATCTGCGCCTGGGGAAGAATGGAAAGACTGCCAAGATTTTATCGTATATGTGCTCCATCAATACCGTTTAATTTGAAAAATGAAATTGAGACTCCTTATGAAGTTTACAAGTATGACTATAGAGTTAGAGATAACTTAACAGACAATCCACTATTAGATTATGTCTGGAAAAATTACTATATAGACTTTACAGAGCTAACAGATTCGCAAAACAGTTATCTTGAATCTACTGGAATGCTAACCCTCAATAATTTTGAAGTACAACGAGTAATTAAAGGTAAGAAGATTCCATTCGATTATCTAAAATATAGCGATAATTATACTGAACGAATTATAGTACCAAGTACTACTACTTATGTATCTTCTAGTAGTAACTCATCTCAGTCTTCCACCAGTTCAGAAAGTGCATCTTCTAATTCGTCTAACAGTTCTAAAAGTAGTAACTCTAGTATATCTAGTGAGTCATCATCTAAATCAAGTTTAAGTTCTGATTCGTCTTTGAGTAGTGCCTCTTCTAATAGCTCCAATAGTAGTGAAAGTTCATCTAGTTATGAAGATAGTCTATTAGCTGGATCTACTATAATGACTATGTCTGGGACTGGAACCTTATCAACATAGGAAATAAATATGTCTGCATCTAATTCATTTGAAAATTCTAATCTTCTTCACATCTTTCAAAATGCTAATATTGCTAATATTGGTAATGCGACTGGTCTACGTGGAGCTAGTGCAGCAGGTAATTTATATGTTAGTTTGCATACCTCTGATCCAGGAGAAGCGGGAAATCAAAGTACATCTGAAGCGACGTATACGGGATATTCTCGAGTTACTGTGGTTCGTTCTTCGTCTGGATGGACAGTTTCTGGAAGTACTTGTACTAACGCAACCATAATTACTTTTGGACAGTGTACTGCTAATTCTAATGTAGTTACTTATTTTGGAATTGGAACGGCGGCAACAGGTACAGGAACTTTATTAATTAGTGGTATTCTTACGCCGTCATTTACAGTAGGTGTTGGTGTAACGCCCCGTTTTGCTATTGGTGGTTTAACAACCAGCATCGATTAAATAGATGAGGATAATAGATGTCGAAGTTTTTTTTAGTTTTTGCTTTTGTTCTTTTTTATATAGTTGACGCATTTTCGGCAATGGATACTTTTTATGTTCTTAAAGTAGAATCTACGCCCGCATATATCTTAACGATTAAACTTAATAGGCATCTTAATACTCCAAGAGTAATAAATCGATACAAGATACGTTGGAGATAAGTATTTTAACTTAGTATTATTAAAATAATATGGCAACAACTGTAACAAAAATAATAGATCCTGATAGTGGTGCTGGTTTTGACTATGCATCTATGTCTGCATTTGAGGCTGGAGAAGATACAGATTTAGTTACTGCTGATCAGATAATGGTTGGTAGATGCAGATGTACAGGTGGTACTGCGGATACTACAGCAGTTACTTTTACAGGATGGACTTGTGATGCTACCCGCTACATCATAGTCTGGACAGAACCCACAGAAACTTATCGCCATAATGGTACTTACCAAACAGGTAATAAGTACCGTATGGAACTTTCCAGCGCATCTCCTATTACTATCCATGTAAATAATACTAATCGAATTGATCTTTTCGTAATTGGTATTGGATTTAAACCTAATAAGACAACCTCTGGATCAAGTCATGGGCCAATATCTGGTACTGGTACAGCAGGAGCAGGTTCCACTTATTCTGTTGGTAAGTGTGTGTTCACTTATTCAGCAGCAAGCACAGGAAACGTCCGTTGTATAACAGGTACCTCAGCAAACATTACCTGGTCAATTACTAATAACATTAGTCATTTATATCGTGCTAATTCAATAATTGAGACCACGGCAGGTGGCAATGTATCTGTTTACAATAATACCTTGGTAGGTGATAACGCCTCTACCACTACTGGATACTCAAGATCAGGTGGAACTTGGACTTCCAAGAATAATATAGGTCAGGATATATCTACTTGCTTTAGTACAAGTACAGGTCAAAGTTATAACCTATCAGATGATGCAACTGCTACTGGTACAGGGTCAGTAACAAGTACAACATTGACATTTGCTGACAAAGCTGGTGGCGACTTACATTTAGCTTCATCCGATACTGCTGCAATAGGAGCAGGAATTGGTCCCTCAGCTGATGCAAATGTGCCCGCAAAAGATATTGATGATAATACCAGATCAGGTTCAACTTGTGATATTGGTGCTGATGAATCAACAGTTGGATCTGCCTCTAGTGCTAGTTCTGCGTCTGCTAGTAGCAAATCATCAGAGTCATCGAGTAAATCATCGGCTAGTAGCAAATCATCAGAGTCATCGAGTAAATCATCGGCTAGTAGCAAATCATCAGAGTCATCGAGTAAGTCATCTGCTAGTTCTGCTTCAACGGTTAGTTCAAAGAGTAGCGAATCGAGTAGTAAATCATCAGCAAGTAGCAAGTCATCAGCTAGTTCACCGAGTAGCGCCAGTTCCAAATCTAGTGAATCAAGTAGCAAGTCATCAGCTAGTTCACCGAGTAGCGCCAGTAGTCTTAGTTCTGAGAGTTCATCTAAATCCTCTGCTAGTAGTCCTTCTAGTTTAAGTACTGCGTCATCCAAAAGCAGTGAAAGTAGTTCAAAGTCAAGTGCTAGTAGCCCTTCGTCGGCATCAAGTCCGTCTTCCGAATCTAGTAGTAAGTCTAGCGCATCAAGTGCTAGTAGTCCTTCGAGTGGATCTTCTGAGAGTTCAAGTAAAAGTAGTGTAAGTTCGGTATCTAGTATTAGTTCGCCATCTAGTGAGAGTTCATCGAAATCTTCTGCGAGTTCAATATCAAGTCCAAGTAGCGCATCAGAAATTTCATCACAAAGTAGCGAGAGTAGTAGTAAGTCATCTGCAAGTAGCTTATCTACTCCTTCTAGTGTTTCTTCGGCTAGTTCTCCTAGTAGCGGGTCATCAGAGAGTTCAAGTAAATCGTCTGTTAGTTCTCCTTCTAGTGCGTCTTCTCTCTCGAGTGAATCTAGTTCAAAATCATCTGAGTCATCTCCGTCAAGTGTTAGTTCTGCTTCGTCGCCTAGTAGTGAGTCTAGTTCTAAATCAAGCGCAAGTAGTCCGTCATCTATATCTAGTGTCTCATCTGAAAGTTCCTCTAAGTCATCAGTTAGTTCAGTGTCTAGCGCGAGTTCTCCGTCTTCTGAATCTTCTAGTAAGAGTTCTGCGAGTTCACCTAGTAGTCCTTCTTCTCCTAGCAGTGAAAGCAGTTCAAAATCAAGTGCTAGTTCTGTATCAAGTTTATCTACGCCCTCTAGTGAGAGTTCGTCTAAATCTAGTGTTAGTTCTCCATCGTCTCCATCTAGTTTATCATCTGAGTCAAGTAGTAAATCTAGTGCCTCTAGCGCATCTAGTCCTAGTTCTATATCATCGGAAAGTTCTAGTAGTAGTTCTAAATCAAGTCAAAGTAGTCCTTCATCTCTATCAAGTGAAAGTAGTTCTAAATCATCTATTAGTTCTCTATCGTCTCCCAGTAGTGCATCTGAAGAGTCCTCACCTAGTAGCGAAAGTAGTAGTAAGAGTTCAGTAAGTAGTATATCAAGTAAAAGTTCAGATAGTTCTTTAAGTACGCCCTCAAGTGTTAGTTCCGAGAGTAGTTCTAAAAGTTCCGTGTCTAGTCCTAGCTCAGAATCAAGTAGTTCGAAATCTAGTGCGTCTAGTGTAAGTAGTCCATCAAGTGAGAGTTCGTCTAAATCGAGTCAATCAAGTCCGTCCTCGCCTTCGTCTCCAAGTAGCGAAAGTAGTTCAAAATCATCTGTTTCTAGTCCAAGTAGTAAGTCTAGTGTGTCAAGTGAGTCTAGTTCTAAATCTTCTGCGTCTAGTGCCTCATCCTTAAGTTCCCCTTCTTCTGAAAGTTCTAGTAAGAGTAGTGTAAGTTCTATATCTAGTCCTTCGTCGGCTAGTTCCGAAAGCAGTTCGAAGAGTTCGGTTTCAAGTATAAGTTCTGCGTCGTCTCCTTCAAGTGAGAGTAGCTCAAAGTCATCCCAAAGTACTCAGTCATCTCAGAGTAGTGAATCTAGTTCGTCTACTTCGTCTAAAAGTAGCGTCTCGTCACCTAGTTCAGCGTCAAGTCCAAGTAGTGTTAGTAGTGAATCGTCTTCAAAAAGTTCTGAAAGTTCGAGTAGTAGTTCAAAGTCTAGTGTTAGTTCTATATCTTCTCCTAGTTCGGCATCAGAACAAACTGCTAGTTCAGCGTCTAGTGAGAGTTCAAGTTCTCCGAGTAGTTCGAGTCAATCATCAGAGAGTTCATTATCAAGTGAATCTAGTTCTAGTTCTTCTAAGAGTAGTCCTTCTTCTTTATCTAGTGCTAGTTCTCCTAGTTCGAAGTCTTCCGAATCTAGTAGTAAATCATCCGCTAGTTCGGCATCTTCCAAATCTAGTCCTAGTTCTGAAAGTAGTTCAAAGAGTTCGGTCTCATCAGAGTCCAGTTCGTCAAGTTCCTCAAAGTCTAGTAGTAGTCCAAGTTCTGTATCTTCTATTAGTTCTCAGTCATCTCTAAGTTCAGAGAGTAGCTCCAAAAGTTCACAATCTAGTTTATCTACACTAAGTTCAGAGAGTAGTTCAAGTAGTGAAAGTTCTAAAAGTTCTGCTTCAAGTTTAAGTAGCGAAAGTTCTAGTAAATCTAGCGCGAGCAGTTTATCAAGCGAAAGTAGTAGCTCATCTAGTCTATCTAGTTCTTCTCCTTCTAGTGGCAGTTCTTTATCTTCTGCTAGTACTGCATCTGCTACAAGTATAAGTTCTAAATCAAGTGAAAGTTCTAGTTCTAATAGTTCGTCTAGTGCGAGTAGTCCTTCTTCTCTTTCTAGTGAATCTTCGTCTAAGTCGTCGGCAAGTTCATTAAGTAGTTTAAGTAGTCTAAGCACTCAATCTTCAAAGAGTTCTTCGTCGGAGAGTAGCCAATCTAGTCTTTCGAGTCCATCGAGTGAGTCTAGTAGTTCCAAGTCATCTCTTTCTTCTCCAAGTTCCAAGTCTAGTGAGTCTAGTTCTAGTTCAAGTAAATCGAGTCTAAGTTCTCTATCTACTGCGTCTTCGAAAAGTAGCGAATCTTCTTCAGTTAGTAGTGCGTCAAGCGCATCAAGTCAGAGTAGTCAGAGTTCGCCGTCAAGTCTCAGTAGTGAGAGCAGCAGTTCTAAGTCAAGTATTAGCTCGCTATCTAGTCTATCAAGTATAAGTAATTCATCGTCATCCAGTAAAAGTTCAGAAAGTAGTTCTAGTTCTTCTAGTAGTTCTACTTCGTCGTTATCTAGTCTTTCTAGTTTAAGTAGTGAATCTACTCCTAGTAGTAAGAGTAGTCTGAGTTCTCCATCATCTGAGTCTTCAAGTAAGTCTTCCGTTTCTAGTCTTAGTTCTCTTAGTACCCAATCTTCGCCATCTAGTCAATCGAGTCCATCGAGCGAAAGTTCTAGCAAGTCGAGTCAGAGTAGCGTAAGCTCTAAGTCTAGTCCTAGTTCAGAAAGTTCGTCAAAGTCTTCGGCAAGTAGTCCATCTAGTTTAAGTACTGCATCGTCTAAAAGTAGCGAAAGTAGTTCTAAATCTAGTCCTAGTAGTCCGAGTTCGGTATCTAGTCCTTCTTCCGAATCAAGTAGTAAGTCCAGCGTGTCAAGCGTTAGTACTGCTTCAAGTTTATCAAGTGAATCAAGTTCCAAATCGAGTCCGAGTTCAGTATCATCGAAAAGTACTGCTTCGTCTGAGAGCAGTTCCAAGTCGAGCCCATCAAGTTTAAGTAGTCTATCCACTCTAAGTAGTCCGTCTTCAGAAAGTAGTTCAAAATCATCCGCGTCAAGTGTATCGTCATTAAGCTCTCCGTCATCGGAGAGTTCAAGTAAAAGCAGTTCATCTAGTTCAAGTAAGAGTTCAGAGTCTTCAAGTAGTTCGAGTAAGTCGAGCGAGTCAAGTTTAAGTTCTTCGTCTTCTATTAGTAGTAAATCTTCTATTAGTTCGTATTCTTCGGCAAGTTCAGAAGAATCGTCACGATCTAGTCTAAGTTCTCTTAGTTCGAGTTCTATATCGTCAGAAAGTTCTAGTCTATCAAGTTTAAGTAGTATATCTTCGATGTCTAGTTCTTCTTCTGAAGGTTACGTATATCCTTGTTCTGGAGAAGGATCCTCATGGGATACTATTCCTATATACTCAAGTTCGTTTAGTTCAGAGTCGTATACTACTATTAATCCTGGAGATACTTCATCTGGCTGGGCCACAGTATTTGTTTGTGTTGGCGAGTCCAGTGTAGATATCTGGCGTTAAGTGGAGGTTGTAATGGTTTATCTTTTACAGACTTATGAAAATCTTGTATCGATTGTTCCTTCGGGAAGTCTATCATATAATACACTATATAAAATAACTATTAATACTGGAATGTCTGGTTATCTGCCCGAGACTGGAGCATATGATACACTAGATGAAGACTATACTTTTTGGTTTACTTCTACATACTGTCCATTATTTACCACAGTTAATAGAGTTAGACTTGAGGCTGGTCCAGTAGCTGATTCCCTTATAGATGATACAATTTATCGAATGATCTATAAAAATTCTATGGATGCAGTGGATATATATAACTTAGCTAAGAGTCAAACAAATACATATACAACTTGGGGTTGTGGGCCAAATGATATACCGTTCTTATTTAGAAGATATGTTGAATGTAAGACAGCATATGATATCTTAGCTCTTATGGAATCAGTTAATGGAAATAATGTCGATCAACTTAAAACCTTAGGTGATTTAACTATTAAGTACGGTGGTACTGGTGGTGGCAGTGGTCCAAAGTCTGATCCGTCTAAGAAGAAACAATTACTGGACTGCTGGACAGAAATATTAAATTCTCTTAATGGAATAAGAACCGCAGTTAGAGGTTACTATGATGAGTCAAAGATGTATGCTCATCCAGTTCGCGAACCATATCATAATAGAGTAGTAAGACCAATCCTGACAAATAATGTTAATCCAGTTGGTCCTTGGGAAAATGGATACGATTGGCAGACATATAGAACATACTGGGGTAGATAATGGCATCTCCTATAAACTTTACTTTTACTGATACCTCTGGAATTGATACTTTCTTTTCCAAGCAATTATATGGTGGTCTCACTAATGCTGACGGTATAGACTTAAGAATCGAGTTTCATAGGATATTATACGGATATGGTTCAGCGAGACCAAAAGGACATTGGATATCCTATCGTCGTTACGATCCTACTATAACATCTGAATTCTATAATAAACGCACTAAAGAAGGCGTAGAAGGACCAGCTTATATTTATACTGATTCGTATTATAGAACTAGAAAAGTACCAATTTCTAAATCATCAGATCAACTAATGCAACTTAAACCTGGAATAGATATAGGTGATACATATGTCTATTATCTTGATTATGATATTAGACCAAAGATTGACGATGATATATTCGAGTTAGATCTAGAAGACCATAGCATTACTAATCCTGTAGCATGCGCATATAGATATACTGAACGATATAAGATAAAGCGTGTACATCCATATAGATTAGAGAATGGAAGAATTCAATATTGGTTAGTAGTAGCACAATTTGATGAGGTAAATTATTAATGGCTATAGATTTTATAACAAAAGACGCCCCAGACTTTTCATTTATTATCCTAGAGAATAAACCAGATACAGAGGTTCCAATAGACGTTGTTCGTTGGGATTCTGTAACTAAAAGATTAAAATCCGTTGGTACAGTACAGACTATTCTAGGAATGAATGAAATAATGTCTAAAGCCTTAGAGATAATAGATCCAGCAATTTGGTACTCTCCAGATTTTCCAGAGTTCTTATTACCTCAGGATAATCCAAGTTATAAAGCGGCAACACAAGTTCCAAAGAAAGTTATAACATGGGGAGTAGTTAGAAAAGAACCAGGCACAGTTTCAGGAACACCGTTTAGTGGAACGCAAGAAGTTAAAGCTAGACACAGAGAATATATTGCAATCTTTAATGATCAGAGTAAAACTTATGTAGTTGGAACAGATACGTCTGAGGTCAATCCAATTAATGAACGTTTTAAGATGCTCAAGATTAGTGCGCAAGTATTCGACAATTTAGTACAGTATAATATATGGTCTAAGTCAAACTACGAGGCCGAGACCATGACTGAGTGGTTTGAAGAGTTTATGGATAGTTATACGGGAATGTTTAGAGAAGCAGGAATCGTTCAACTCCTTTTCAATAGAAGAGTTAGAGACGAAGCACTCTTTAACATGAAGAATGGGTACCATGCTCGATCGGTCCTATACTATGTTAGAACTGAGAGAGTTTCGGTGGAATCAATTTCACCCATAAAACGTATTAATCTGGACGTAGACGTTTCAACATTACTTAAAAACGTAGACAGTCTTAATGATCAGCTTATTGATTATGATATGTATTCTAGGATAATCGATAAGTGGATTCGTCGCAATACAATCGGAGGAAAATAATGGCAAGAGAAAGAACTATTCCGTCACCTTCGACATTTATACAGGATTTCGGACTGAATGTAACTCCTCCTCCATCAATTAGAAATAAGAAGATCGTCGTAATTGGAACCGCAGAAGATGGACCAATGTACGAACCAATGCTTATAGATAAACCTGAAGACTCAGAGTATGTTTGGGGTCGTATGGGAGCAGGTGATCTAGTGAGAGGTATCTTCGAAACGTGGGGAGTTCAGGACGGTTATCCAACAGTTGTAGGTGTCAGAATCGGTAATGGAAAACAAGCCTTTATCGAAATAGATGAAACCTCTGGTGCTGGTGATGATGCTTCGCAGGGAACACCTGCAACAGCAATTAAACTTGAAGCTCGTTATCCTGGCCAGATTTATAACCAGGTAACAGTTGGATATAACGACAATCGAAATGTCGCAATATATAATCCAAAGACAGGTTTAACATCATCGTTCACCGTTGATACAGAAAGAGCAAATAATGCAAATGTTCAGGTACATAATGTATCGGAACTAGTAGACGCAATTAATGCCGATAGAAATATTGGGTCAATATTAACTGCTTCTTATACAGCACTTGAATCAGACTATGAAGTCATGATTAGTGGTCTTAGTTCAGGCGTAGAGAATACTGCTACATCAGTACAGATTAGTCTTGAAGATATTCTTACTAGTAACTATGTAACAACCAATGGCTTTATGGTTCCAGATCCAGTTGGTACAGGAATTACATCTTCAAATAATATTATTAATCTTACACAAGTAGAAGCAGTTAGTATATCTGAATGGGAAGAGATCTTATGTAAAGGTATCGTAACAAATAAATTCGATCTGTTTCCTTTAGATGGAAAAGGTACATCTGAGTGGGATACAATTCAGTGCTTAAAAGATTACAATTCTGATAACTACTGGATCCATAGTCCTTCTGGAAATGTAAAATCAGAATTCACTTATTCTTTGAGTTTTGATCTTGTGGATGATCTTCCTACAGTATCTGGTGGATATTATATTGGATCTACTGCCCAGAATAAAGTTAGAATCGCCGTACCAATATGTCTAGACGATAGTGAAGAAACCTACGGTACAAACGTAGCTTCTGGTTATATTGTCGGTCTAGTTGGTACAACTTATGCCGACTACGGAACATGGACAAATGCAACTTGTTCTGCAATAGACACTAAGTTAGTAGATAACGTAGCAGTAAGACCTTCTGGATTAATTAAATTATACGCTTCTACTGATTCTGATATTAATGGTTTCTGGCAAGAACTACCATATAGTTCAGTATCTGGTATATATCTATCGGCTTATAGTGGTGGATACGCAGAGTTCTCAATTGGTGCTTCAGCTGGATTGAATTCACAGATGAGGGCACTCGTCGACGCTAGTGGAAGAATTCTCGCAGATAAGTTTGTTAGAATAACAGCATATACAGTTAAAGGATTCTTAAGTGAAGTAGAGAGTCTACCACAACTAGAAGATGCAGGATCAACAACTCTTTCATCTTACTTTGTTCGAGGAGACGAAATTCTCTTTAATAAGGCTCCCGAATTCGATATCGTTGTAAATTATGGAACTCGTATTACATACGAGACAGGTGCTAATGTGACGCTTTCTGATGCTGCTGAAGGTTATGTTAAATTCACAGATCCAGAATTGTTACCTGGCCCAGGTGGTGGTCCGTTAAGTGATACAAAAGTAACATACTTAAGATTCAAGTACACTTATATGCCACAGTTTCCAGCAATTACAACAGCATCAAAGAATCTGCAAAATGGAACTAACGGTAATGTTCTAAGTGATACTCAGAGATATGATGAACTAAAGAAGGCTCTAGATAAACTTAGAAATTATACAGCAGATATCTGGTTGCCGATGAATGCATTTATAGATGCGGTTGCTGAAAGATATAATCCAGTTACTGGTCTAAAGGAAGAGGTATCTATTGGATATCATACTCTTCTAGAGGATTTCCTTGATGATATGTCGATTAACGCTTTACAGCCACACGCTGTCTTAGGTATAACACCAATGGCAACTGTTAATCAGACAAATAAAGATGATTGGACAACAAACCTTACAGTAATAGATCTTAATGATCCTAATCGTGGCGCAAATGTAATGTCACAGATTCAGAATAAGTTTATGTCGGTTGTAGCTTTTGAACCAGTCTTTTTGAATATTGGGAGAGGTCGACCATATACAGCGAACGGTCAAGCAGCTTATGCTGGTTTGATTGCCTCAATGCCTTATGATCTATCTCCAACAAATAAAGAGATTCCTGGAATTCAGGCACTCAGATTTGATCTAGCGATCTCTCAGTACGAAGCAATGAATGCAATGAGATACGTAACAATGAGAGAAAGACCAGGTCGCGCACCAACTCTGGTAGAAGACGTAACAGCAGCTCCCTATGGTTCAGATTTTACCAATTGGTCTATATTCAGTATTACAGCTGAATCAGCAAATAGAGTTAGAAGTGTTGCTGAATCCTTTATTGGTCGTCCAAATAGTGCAGAAGTTAGAAACGCAATGGAACAATTAATCTCTAACGCATTGCAGAATATGAACGGCCTGAGAGCATTTAACTTCTCAATTAATTCTAGTGCGTCGCAACAGGTACTTGGTATAATCGAAATTGATCTTATATTGGTTCCAATATTTACGATCAAAAAGATTAGAACAACAGTAAAGCTTCGTAAGAACTTACCAACCACAGCGTAATAAAGTGGGGTTAATTACCCCACTTCTCTTTTAGGAGGTTAATAATGGCTAATGCTCAGTTTCAAAAAATTGGTCAGGCTATGGATGCTCTAGAGCAAACCTATAATGCTTCGTCTGGTTGCGATATTATTGCGACTATAGATGGAATAGTTATAGGAAATCTTAATGGTATCTCGTTCTCAACTACACGTGAAAAAGCACCTATTTATGTAATGGGCAGCACCGACGCTGTATCTTTTGGTCGTGGTAAAAGAGGACACGCAGGATCACTAATCTTTACAAACTTTGATCGACACGCTCTCTATGATATTATGGAGGGTTTAGCAGTCGGAACTACAGACAAATACAGATATTATTATTGGAGAAAACTCCACGACGTTCCAGCAGGCGGTAGAAGTACGTTATTAGGTAGTAGGGATGATCTAGTTTTTGAAACTCTAGGTCAAGAACTAGCACCTTGTAACTATTCTGATCAGTTACCACCATTTACAGTATCATTAACGGCTATGAACGAATATGGAAACAGATCTGTTATGCATATTCTTGGTGTAGAACTAATTAATGAAGGTTCTGGTATATCTATTGACGATATAGTAACAGAAACTCAGATGACCTTTGTAGCTAGAGCTATCCTTGGATGGAAACCATTAGGTAGATTATCCAAGACAGGAAAGAGCGCATATTATAGCGAAGTTATTGGTGCTACAAATATTCGTGATCGTCTTAATACCTTAACCGCAATCAAACAGGCTGAATTAACTTCTCAGCTACCCGCAATTTAATGAATGGAATACGAGCCCTTAATTGGGCTCTATTCTATCTAAGAAGAGGTATAGATGTCCTGGTTAAGTTCAGCAGTAGATAGAAACGCAAGATTCTTTAATGGAATCTCGGATAGAGTTGGTTTAACCAATATTAAACTTGGTCTAAATAATGGTGATCCTCAATTAATTACAAATGGACTTAGAACTCTTACAAGCGGACCATATCCAGATCTAGCTAAAGATCCTGTACGAGATAATATCGTAAAGGCAAATTCCTCTTACTCAGGTACAGATTGTTACGCAGTAGCACAAGTAAATGAAAAACTTGTACTACTAGGTAATGTATCTACTTTCTCTTATTCGGTATTTAGAGAAAAGGTTCCCGTTAGAGTACTTGGAAGATCTCACGCTAAAGCCTATACTGCTGGTGGAAGAACCATCGCTGGAAGTATAATCTTTATAGTCTTTGATAGATCTCCTCTTTATGATCTATTAAAACTATTTACACATACAAATAATCCTTCGGATAGATATACCAGTCCCCTGCCAGACCAGATGCCTCCAATAGATTTAATGTTAGTATTTGGTAATGAATATGGACACACATCAGTGCTTAAATTATACGGTGTAGAAATTGCACAAGAAAACCAAGTGCACTCAATTAATGATCTTTACTCAGAAAATACAATGCAATATGTCGCAAGAGATATGGACGTTCTTATTAATTCTAAAGAAATTGGAAGTTTTAAAGATCTAATATTTGAGAGACAATTGGCTGGACAATTTACAGATAATTTATTAGGATCTATGCTAGAATATAGAAGAAGTATAGATTCTAAGATTGCTGAACAAGATGTATTAATAGGTAGAATATACACTGAGATGGGTAGAAAGAATATAGTTACCCTCGGTATATCTGCACTTGGTGGAAATCAAGACTTAAAAATGCAACTTGATTTAGCCGTTAAGAAGAAAAGTTTATGGGTCGCAGAATTAAAGAGAGTAGATGGAGAAATTAAGAAACACGAGACCAGAGGATATAATGCTCAGAATGGAATAGATGGATCTATGAGTAAAGATAATCTTAAGGCAAATCCTACAGATCAACAAACAAACCCGTCTATAATAAACTATGATTCTACGTTTCCAAAGGCTCAGTCAAGCACCAAAGCAGAGGAAGAATGGAAGAACTGGCAAGAAGGTAAATAATGGCATTTATTTCTCAAAGAGAAACCTCTAATATAGGAAAAGAAAATCGTACTCTTACACAGATTAAGAAAGAGTTCGATAATTCTATTGCTGGTTCTTTAAGTCAAACATCGAATCCTTTTAACAATCCTAAGAGAGATAACTATCAAACTTATCCTTATGATTATTTTTCAGGTACAGACTGTAAAGTTTTCTTTGGAGATATATGGGTAGACGATATAATTACAGTACAATATAACATTACTCAATCTAAATCTCCTATCTATGGATATGCTTCTCAATACTATCAAGGTATTGCGCTTGGACAAATTTTAGTAAATGGTGTTCTTACAATTGCGTTTAAAGAGGTAGGATATTTAAATACAATAATGGCACTCTTAGAATCACAACGTAATCGAGCAGATGCTTCTATTAATAAAAAATTTAATAAGATTAAAGAAAATTTTAATGATACCCAGACTCCATTTATTCCTGGAGTAACAGATATATTTAATGCTGGCGGACAGAGTAGTTCAGAAGTTAGAACAACATCTATTAATTATAATCCTAATGGAACTCCTGATATTATTAGATCACAACAAACGATTGAAAGTATTCTAATAGATAAGAAGGGAATAGTAGGGGAAGGATTTGTATCAGATTACTTTGGAGATAATAAGACTAGAGACTTCGAAGATGTAGCCGAATTACTTGAGGATACTATTTGGGGAGATTCCGATGGTAGACCATTTAATGACTGGAGTAAATATCCTAGAATTAAGAGAGCTGACGAATTTGATTATATGTCGTCTAGTGGTGGAAAGATTAGTAATGGTGATTTTCCGTTAGGAATAAAAGTTCCAAAGGGACAAGACTATACCGATTGCTTAAATATACTTTTAACCTTTGGAGATATAAATGACTTTAGAGCAGAACATACATTGATAGCTCTTAATGATATACACTTTACTGGACAGACGCTCATATGTTCTCCAGACGGAAATCCAATAGCAGAGCAATATACTTTCTTTGCCAGAAATATAAATCGGAATTTAGGAACTAAGACATTTAATTTTAATCCGCTAAAATTAAAAGTCGGAGACGATACATTATCTTTATCTAAGTACGAAGACGTAGAAAAGATGGGACAGATGCTAGAAAGTTGGGATAGAGATACACAATTTAAATTGGAATTTATGTCTGCGTTTGATACCAGTTGGTCATTAGCTAACGTTCCTTTTAAAAGATTTTTCGTGACCAATAATAGAACTGTTCCATATATCGATAGTCTAATCGCGAAGGTAGAAGAGATAGTAAACAACGCTTTAGAAGTTGATGGATTATCTAAGAATGGAACACAACTAGATCTTTCTAAATCTCAATATATTATTCAAGTTTATCCAATCTCATCTATAGATAATACGGGAAAACCAACATCGGATATTTCATTATTTTCTGTGCCGAAAATAATTACAATGGTTATTAAACAAACTATACCAAATACTTATACATATAGAGTAATATCTCCAACTAGAACTAATTTTACTAGTTTTAATACAGTTACTAGAGACGATCTTTGGTTAGCGGCGGCTCCTCCAGTTGAAAGAGAAAAAGAAGACGAAACTATTGGTATAAATTCCTCTGAACCAAAGAAGGATGAAAAGCTTCTTCCAGTTGCACCAAAGCCAGAAGATCCAGTTACTCCTCCACAAGGAGAACAAAATAAGACAGAAGCTAAAAAACTTCCAAGTGGAAATATATCAGATACTTCAACAGAATTAATAAAAGGACAACTGGATAAAGCTAAGTTGGAACTTAAAAATTTAGGTAATATTATTAGTCCAAATAAAAGTATTTTTGGAACGATGACAGAAGAGCAAAAACGTACTTTAGAACTTCAAAGTGAAATAAAACTTACCGAATCCTTTTTGTCTAGAGCCGCAAGGGAAAATAGAACTTTAAGTGGAGACGAATTAAAAAGATTACAGCAGACAAGCATATTAAAAGATACAGAGGTAAAAGAAACTAAAATAGTAACAACTAATGTTGGAAAAGAACTTGATACTCTTAATATTTTAGACCTCTCATTAATTAAAAATATTAAGAAGAAACGTTTTGAAGAAAAAATTGAAAATATTGAGAAAGACTTTGGTGAATTTCCAATTAATTCGGCTTATAGAACTTTCAAAGAACAAACAGAATTCCGAGCAAGATATGAAAGAGGTGAAGGTAATTTTGCTATGGAACCAGGGACATCACCTCACGAAGACTGGAGAGGACTAGATGTTCCTAGACAAATTTCAGCCGATCCAGAATTTAGTGCAGCAGCAAAAAAAGAGGGATTTTATCAGCCACTTAACGATCCTAATAAACCAATTTATGAACCTCATCACTGGACACTTAAAGAAGCACCAATATCTAAAAAAGATATTGCTAAAGAATACTTTGCTGAAAATCCAACTAATAATGTAGTTTTGAAATTGGAGCAATTTCTTTTGCCAGAACTTTCTATGAAAACTCAAAGAGACAATGAGTTGATTCTTAAATATCAAACATCATCAGAATATAAAGAATTACAAAGAAACGCAGAAGAACAAGGTGAAAAAACATCTATAGAATTTAGACAATGGATTAAAACTTTGGTTCCAAAAGCAATTAGAGAAGGTTGGCAAAACTCTATTGAATCCCAACCTAAAGTTCCGCTATCTCCTGAAACTATAAAGGATATATTAGCTGGCAAAAAATAATACATAATTGAAATAACTATACTAATATTACACAATTAACAAGGAGTTCGAATGTCGGAAGTTTCACTGGAAATGATTAAAGTCTGGAAAGAACAATATGGTGGTGTTTATAAAGCAACTGTTAATGATTCTATATATTTCTTTCGAGGACTTACAAGAGGAGATTTTTTAAATATCTCTCAGAAACAGTTAATTGAAAAAGACTTTGATTCTGAATTAGAAACAGTTAAGGTTTGTCTTCTAGATCCAAAGGTAGATGATACGTATCTAAAGAATAAGCCAGGTCTTATTACTGTACTCTCTGAACAGATTATGATTAGATCTGGATTCCAGTCAGTAGAGGTTGAAGAACTGTAATACTTAAAAGATATCTTACGTTAACCCATGGCAGGTTATGGCAGAAGCACTGCCGTAACCTGTTTTATTTTAAGGACTTCCATGACTAAGAATACAAAGTTATATAAGGCTACTTCTGTAACATCTACGAATAAGACAGTTGTTAACTTTCGGACTCTAACCCTAGAAGAGATAGGATATCTATCTGATATTAAAAATATAATCGAGAGAAATAGATTAGCGGGAGAACTAGTCATACTAGATAAGATAGAAATACCGTGGCCAATAGTAATGCAGATTGGAGAACGATCATTAGAATTATCTATTCAACCAGTATCTGATTCTGAATTATTTGAACTAACAGTTAAAGAATATAGAGATAGGGTATCTAAAGATCCAGTATTACTAGGTCTTACTCATTTATTAAGATTGTTTCCTGGTCAATCTATAACCGATTTATTTAAGTTAACTCATCTGGATATTATAGAATTAATTTGTTTTTGCGAAATGTATGGTGATAAATCTATCTTTCAAGTAAAAGGATTTAAGTCTTCAGGACCTCAGAAGAAAGGTATGAGACTTGTAAATCCAAATGACTCTTCTCAATCACTACAAGAGAAGATGGAAAATCTGAATGGATTTGTAAAGAATGGCGACGTATAACCCATACGAGAACGACTCAGATAAGTTTAATCCCTATGAAGGTGAACAACCTGTAGCACCAGGTATACTTCAAGCTGCGGCTTCTTTTGCCAAGAATATGGTGGTTTTTGGCGCTGTTAATATTATTGGTCGAGTTGCCACCAGAGGAATCAGTCGTGGTATAGGTTCGTTTATAAAGAACTACGGTAGTGGAAGTTTAGCGAATATTGCTAAGCAGATGGCCACTAAGGGAGAAGTAGTATCTTTAGGTGGGATCTTTGCTAAGACGGATAATGGAAAAGCTCTTAATAAGCTCTATTCAGATGCCACCAAAAATTTTAGTTCTGCATTAGAATCAAGAGACGCCCGAATTAAGGCAGCCCAGCAAATGGGTCCAGCATCTCACGCAGTTACAAGAATAACTAGTGCTTTTAAAGATATGAGAACCTTCTCTGGAACTGTCGGGCGTGCCTTTAAAAAGACAGTCTGGACAGGGGCAGGAGTTGCTTACGCTATTGATAATGCTGCAGGTATTACGCGTGATATGGGTATTGAAAGGAAGCCATTATGGGATGTCCCAGGTCAGGTTGGAAATTTTACTAAGTGGCTTGGCGTTAATACAATCTACGGTCTTGGTTTTCACGGAATTCCAGCTTTAGCCAAAGCGGCAGGCGGAACTGGTGCACTAGCTCTTAGAGACTCACTCAAGAACAATAGACCTTGGGTTGAGAAGTTAATGCAGGGTTTACAGACAGTAGCTCCTGGTAGACCAGAAGGTCCAAAGGCTAATACCTTTTTAAAGACGTCACTTGGAAATATTCCCCGCTCACAACAAGGTCAAACTTTAATTGAGAAGGCATATAGATCTCATCTAGCTTTTGGTGACTCTGTTATGTCTACACTTAGAACTGTAGAGAGTTCTGTTAGACAA